CGCCTGGCACGTGGTATGTTTGGGCCTACGATCCATTGACGGGCGTAAGCGCCGTCAGCGGGCCTGTGGTGGTGGGCACGGCTGGGATTACGGACGTGGCGGCGGTACCGGTGGCGACCGCGACCGCCGCCAGCTTGCTTGGTGGCAGTGCTGCGGGCCTGACGCCCGATCAACTACCTGCCGCAGCCCCGGCAGGCGACTCAGATGTTCTTCCGGTGGCGCAGGCCGCCAGCCCAAAGACTCTGTTGGGGCAAACCTTCGGGGCCATTTGGACCTGGGTAGCTGGACATTTGCCGGGGTACTTGTTGCCCCAGGTGACAATTGCGGCGAACGTGAATTTGACCAATAGCGCGCATAATGGCCGCATTTTGTCCGTGACCGCGACGGGCGTGACCATTACGGCGCTGTTGGCGTCTTTAGGGCCTGGCTTTATGGCCGTGCTCTTTAACGACTCAGGATCGACCGTTGCGGTGAGCGGAATCTCACTGAGTAGTGGCACGACTATCGCAGCGGGGGCGTGCGTTTTGTTGACGGGCAGAACGGTGGGCGGCACCTTGACGATCTCGGGACGGGTAATTTGACAACGCAAAATCTCACCACGGGCGGCCGTCTGTTGCTTGCCGCGCCGGGTTTGGTTTTGGAATCCGGCGCTGTGACATCCGGTGGTGGTGGGGGTAGCGTTTCCGCTATCTCCATCCTTGGCGGTGGCGGGCAAAGCAATGCCAATTATGCCTTTTCCGATGGTGCTTATACCGCACTAGCCCAAGGTGTGGCGGCCCTTCTGGGGGCGGTGAGCTACACGGCGGCGCTGCTCTACGCCAATGATGGAATCGGGCTATTTAATCTTTCAACGCCCGATGGCAATGGAAATTATAGCGGCTCGTTCGTGAATAATTCGGACGCCTCGACCACGCTCAGTTGGTACAATAATTTCAGGTTTGGGAATTATACGGCGGCCGAGGCCAACGCGGCCACTTTGGCTACGGAGGTGGGGACGGCGACGGTGGGAACATCTGGTGCGGCGTACCAAGCGGTGGTGGCAGCACTGAGCAGTGGCCAGCGCGCCGCGGCTGACCTGATGGTATGTTATTGGGGTGAGACGGACAGCCTGCAATTCAATTGGGCGAATAAGGTTTTGATGGTTGCGTGCATAAAGCGCTGGATGGCGTTGGTGCGTGCAATGTATGGCAAGACGGCGGCACAATTGCCGTTTTTGTGGATTATGCCGCCTTATGGCGGTGGTGCAGGGCAATTCGGCGGCCCATGCGCTGTGCGTGAATCCCTTGCTACGGTGTGCGCCGATGCCACGCAGAATTGCTTCTGGATTGGCCAGACCTATGACACGGTTTCGCGCAATGAAGCAGTGAGCGGAACGGGCTTGGCCAGCGGTGGCAACACCGATGGTGGGCATCGCAGCGCGCTGGATAATGTGGCGCTGTTCAAGCGTGCCACGCTTGTGTCTGCCAGGGCAATCCTGGCCGCGCAGGGATTGAGCGCTGGCCTTGTGCCGAGCGGGTTAGGTGTAGGGTCCGGGCCGCGGGTGGCGAGTGCGAGTTTGAGTGGCACGGTGCTGACGGTGACAGTGGCGCATGATTCCGGCACTGATCTGGTGGTGCCGCTGCTGGCGAGCGCCGGTGTGGGATGGGCACTTATGGACGGCGGAAACCAGTCGGCACCTGGCGCGATTATTTTGGCGACAGCGTGCAGCCGTGTGAATGCGAACACGCTGCAAGTGACATTGGCGAGCGCGCCGAGTAATGCTCACACGGCTTGCACATTGTTTTATGCTTTGCCTGAGACGTTCAACACTTCGCAGCCTGACACTGAGATCGGGCGCGGATGCGCGGTTACGGATAATTATGGCACTGTGAGTGTGCCGGCTGGGTTTGACTTGAATTTGCTCATTGGCGCCGGGTGGCGCGTGAATATGCCCCTGCAATTCCCTATGACCGTGAGTGGCGGGGTGGCGAGTTCTGGTATTTTACTTTCATCTTAGGGTTCGCCATGTCTGACAGTGACGACGAAAAAGTGAGCACGCTGAAAGTGCAGGTGGCGCAGCTTAGAAGTGATTTTTATGAGCACGCCAAGGAAACTAATACGTCCTTGCGCAAAATATTCGAGTTTATTTCCGAATATCTTGGCGCGCAAAAAGAGCGCGACAAGAATGCGGATACACGCAACCAAGCAGCCGAGTTGAGCGCTACAAAAATCATGGCCGCTGCGGCGGTGGCGGGGGTGATAGCGGCGACGGTGCAGCAGGTTTTTCACTCCTTACATTAAGGAAAACGCATGTCAGTTTTTTCACAAACGCCATATACGGGTGTGCCATCTTCATACGCTCTTCCCGTGGTTGTAATGACGCCGAGCAGTAGTGTTACCATTACCAGCCCGCCCACAACCGGCACCACCGGCACGGCGATGAACCTGGCGGGTACGGTCTCCCCATCTGGCACCGCGGTGACGGTGGGGCTTTCCACCAGCGCCACCGTGGCACCTGGCACCACCGTGAATGCCACCGTGACTGGCACCGCATGGACGGCCAGTGTAACGCCTTCGACGGCCGGGACATATTATATTTGGGCGCAGAGCGGCAGCGCCGCGCCGGCGGTGAGCGCCGCCGTGACGATTGCATCTGGCAGCACCGCGTTGACCTTCTCGCTGGTCTCTGGATCGCCAGGCACCGGGGGGATTTCCACGGTTACTCCGTCTTCTTCATATGCCGTCAATATGGTGACGCCTATCGCGCACGGGACTGCGGTTACACCCGCCGTGACGTTTGCGCAGGCGAGTGGCAACACGCTTTCTACCGCTCAATTCTGGTACGACACCAGCGCGACGGCGAGCAATCCATCGGGTGGAACGGTTGCCAGCGGCACGCTGAACTCATCAGTGGGTGGATCGACCGGAATTTCGTTCTTTAATCCCGCGCCGGCCCCGGCCAGTGCTGGGACGTATTATGCGAAATATCAGTTTGTTACCACCGGAACGGATTCCGGGACTTATACGTTTGTGTCTCAGGCTGTCACCGTCACGTAGTTTTTAGCCCCAGCGCCCTTGGGCAAGGCATATGGTTTAACGAGGCGCCTTTTGGTGCCTTTTTTTGTTGAGGAAAATCTGAAATGCCGATTGTCCAACAGGGCGCTTTGAATACCACCGCGCTGACGGTGCCTGATATTTATGTGCAGATTGTACCGCCCCAGGCAGTGAATCTGAATGGGGTTCCTTCTGACGTTTACGGGGTTGTGGGGACCGCAACCTGGGGGCCGGTAGGCGTGCCGGTGGTGTGCAGCGGGATTGGCACCTATACGACCTCGTTTGGTACGTTGCAGCCGCGGTTGTATGACATGGGCACTTATGTTGCCGTTGCTCAGCAACAGGGCGCGCAAAATTTCCGCTGCGTGCGCGTGACGGATGGGACCGATGTGGCGGCGAGTGCAATTTTGCTGACTTCCCTGGCTGTAACGGCAAAATATACCGGGTCTCTCGGCAACAGTTTGGTCATCACGATTGGGCCGGGTTCGGCTGCCAGCACAACCAAGGTGACTGTGGCAATTCCGGGCTATACCACCGAAGTGTTTGACCGGATCGCCGGCACCGGCGGAACGTTGTGGACGAATGTGGCTGCCGCCATTAATAACGGCAACAGCCTGCAGCGTGGACCGTCTAATTTCATCACGGCTACCGCCAGTGGTGGCACAACTGCGGCGCCCACAACTGCAACATCCTACGCCATGAGCGGAGGTACTGGCGTGACCTCGGCTGTTTCTGGAACCGATGGTGTGGGTTCCATGACGGATACGCTGGCCATCGGTTCCGATACCACCCATACGGGCATGTATGCGCTGCGCGGGTTGAAGTGCGGTATTGTGACCGTGTGTGACGTGACCAGCTATGCCGTGTTTCCGTCGATTGTGGCGCTCGCCCAGCAGGAGGCGTTTTACGCCATTCTGGCGGAGGCTGCGGGGCAGACATCTCCGTCCACATCAGTCAGCAACAAGCAATCCGCCGGCATTGATACGCCGTGGGCAAAGGTCATGTATGGTGATTGGCTGTGGTGGCTTGATACAACCAATGGTTTGACGCGGCTGGTATCTCCCGCGGCATTCATGGCCGGGCGCCTGGCTAATCTTTCGCCCCAAAATTCCTCCCTCAACAAGTCGATTGTGGGGATTTCCGGATCGCAAAAAGTGGGTTTGGCCGGCAGCGGCCAGTCAAAAACATACGCATCGGCCGACCTCTCCGTTCTGGAACTTGGCGGCATGGACGTGATCACCACGCCGGTGCCGGGCGGTAATTATTGGTCCGCTCGGATTGGGCATAATTCGTCCAGCAATTCGGCTGTCAACGGGGACAACTATACCCGCATGACGGATTACTTGGCGACCACGCTGAATGCCGGCCTGGGGATTTATATCGGCGCGCTTATCACGCCGGCCTTGTTGTCCCAGATCACGGCGACGTTGAACAATTTCTTGCAGAACCTTGTGGGGCAGGGGTTGCTCAGCAAGACCATTGTGGCGTCCGGCCAGCCGCAATTGCCGTTTTCCGTGATCTGCAACGGCACCAATAACCCACTTAGCCAAACATCGCTGGGATATGTGCAGGCTGATATTGCGATTCAGTACACATCCATAAACGAAAAATTCATCGTGAACCTGCAAGGCGGCGTGACCGTGCAGACCACTGCCACCACCACCCTCAGCCAATAATAGGGAGCTTGCAGTATGCCGAATATGAATCTGGGTAGTGACGCCCAAGTGATTTTGAATGGGCCATTTGGTTCCATTCAACTGGATAACATTAGCGAAGTTCAGGCGATGCCGATGGAGAAGATTGTTTCTTCCTCCATCCTGGACGGCACCTCGATTAAGCGCACGGTGAATGACGGTGGCTGGAAAGTCACCATTTCAATATTGCGCAACGATAATACCATCGACGCTCTAGCGCAGCTCAACTACAATGCGCTGCTTACCGGGACGCCGATTCCGAACGGGTCTTGTCAGACGACGACCTATAACACCAAGACGGGAACCAGTTCCACCTACATCTATTCCGGCGCCGCCTTCAAAATCACAGACCTGGGAACCTATCAGAACGCCAAGGACGTGGTGCAGAAACTTGAGATTGAGGCGACCAGCCGGGCGGCTGCGTAATGGAGATTGAAGTACAGCCGCTCGACTATCTCGGGCAGATGAAACTTGCGGAGACCATGGCATTTTCCGGCATGGGGCGCGAATGGTGGAATGATACCATTCACGCCGCGAGTGTGCGCGCGATTGACGGCGTGCAGATTGCGCGACCCACCAAAACTGTACATTTTCGAGACATTATGAGGCGCCTGGGCGATGATGGTATGGCCATTGTGGTTCAGAAGCACGCAGAATACCGTGAGCCTGGCGAGCCGCCCGATGTGATGGTGAAGAAGCTCAATGCACTAGAGCGCTGGGATTTGAAGCTGATAGCTGAGCACCGCTATGATGTGCCGGCCTGGGCTAACCTAGCCTATATTGCGTGCATGGTGCGGACGATTAATGGGGAAAACCTGGATTTTCCGGCGGACCTCAACGCGCTTTATGAGCGCGTGAAAATGCTTGGTATCCACGGCATCGGCGCCGCGGCAAAAACTCTGACTGCGCCGGCGGAGGAAAATGAATGAGTGAAAGCCTGGAACAATCCCATTATGACGCAGTTTACCTTGTCATGAATGGTTTGTTCCAGGATTATCGGAAGGCCATGGCTGCGCCGGAAGCTGAACGGAAAGCGCTGGTGGCGATTGTCCGGCGCGTGAAGGATGAGGAACGCGCGGAAATGGTGGCGGCGGTGGCGAAGGGTATGGGGGCGTGAAACGGTTTGCGAGCGTGGTGGCGTTTCAGGCGTTTCTCCGCGGCGATCTGCCTGGACGCATTGCGCGCGGCAAGGCGGCGGGGATTGCCGCCGGCGCGGAACTTGTGCGCGCGGAAATGACCGGCGAGATTGGAACATACCAGAAAGGTGACGCGCCGTTTCCCGATTGGGAACCTCTGCGCCCCGGAACGCTGCATGGATTTGGGCCGCTGCCTGGCAAGATTGCGAATGGCCACGCGCCGCCCGATAATCCTTTGCTGGCCGGTGGTGCGATGCGAGAGAGTATCGGCGTGAAGGTAGATGGTGATTATGCCTCCATTGGCACGGATGACCCTGTGGCAGTGTACCAGGAAATGGGTACAGAGAAACGTGGCGTGCCGTTTGTGACGGGCGAGACTTCGGAGCCGGGCATCGAGGCGCGCTCCTTTATCGGGCGCGCTGGATTCAGGACATCGCCGGACGTGGCGATGGCGATAAGCAGGGCGATCATTGCGGAGATAGTGAAATGACTGGCATGATCGACGCCTGGGCGATTGGCGTTACCCTTGAGGTTGACGACCAACTGACCGGGCAGATGGATGGCATTGCCAGCCAGTTTGACGTGGTGCAGGTGGCGACCAACAAGATCAACGCGGCATTACGGATGATGCCGGGGCTGATAAACGATAGTGTTTCGGAATCCGCCGGCCTGGCGGCGAATTTTCAGGCGGCGGCTGCGAGCGCGCAGGCTATTCAGCGCGCGGTGGCGGGCGGGGGTGGGGGAGCGGCGGGCGGTGGCCGGAGTCAGGCTGCGAGCGTGGCGGCGGTGGACGACACGCGCTACTCCTATGCGCCACCCCCGCCGTCAGCGCCGCCAGCGCCACCCCAGCCGCCAGCGCCGCCGGCCGCGATGTTGGCTTTGCCGTCAGCGCCGGCCCCGCCGTCAGCGCCGCCAGCGCCACCCCAGCCGCCAGCGCCGCCGGCCGCGATGTTGGCTTTGCCGGCACCCAGCGGGCGCGTGTTCTACGTTGACGCGTATGGGGATGTGATGATTCCCACCAAGTTCAAGGCTCCTGGCTTTGATCTTGTGGCGCCACCGGGTAGCCGGCCGAGTGGGCCGGAGTCCTGGCCGTATTCAGGCGATACGGGATATGCGCCACCCCCGCCGGCAGCACCCCCACCCCCGCCGCCAGGAACGGCGCTGACGGCGTATTACAAAGGCGGCACGTGGACCTATGGTGATAATGGGGATGGTGGTGACGGCGGTGGTTTCGTGCCGCCTGGCGTTGTTCCTGGTGGAACTGGCGGCGGGGGTGAGCCAAGTCATGCTGATTTGCTGGGAGCGTATTTCTACGGCCGGTTGATCGGCGGGATGGCGCTGAAAACCGTGACCGGGCCATTTGATGCCGCAGCGAGCGTGGCGCAGAAATTGCAGATTATGGAGTCGGCCGGCATGACGCCGGACCAAGCGCAGGCGGCTTATGCGCAGGCTTCCGCGCTGCGCAGCCAAGCGCAATACGCCACGTTGACGCTGGACGAATTGCTGTCCATGAATACCAGCGCGTTTGTTGTTTCGCGTAGCGCGGATGTAGCCAATGGGTTGATGCCGACGCTGGCAAATGCCACGACGATTCTAAAAGGCCGCGGCGAAATGGATGCGGCGGCCAGTCTGTTGCAGTTGATTCGCTCGGGTGACTTGGTTGGTGCGCTGAACTCGCTCAACCCTGACGGCAGCGTGAATGACCAGCCGATGGTGAATTTCATCACCACCGCCGTAAAGGCAATGAGCGTGATGCCGCCGGGTGAAACGGTGGACGCTACACAAGTTTTACGGCTGTATCAGAACCTTGGTCCTGCGGCACGCGCGCTTAGCCCGGAAGGGCAAACGGCGGTGCTGGCGCTGGCTATGTCCATGGGGCAATTGAAAGCCGGCACTGGCATCAGTCAGGACTTCAAAGAGCTTGTGGGCGGCAAGATGTCCATGGGTGTGGAGGATGTTATGGCCCAGGCGGGGTTGATCAACACCAAAGGTGCGGTGCGGCATGGGCAGTATGTGACGCTGGCTTCCGGTGCACTAAAAGACCAGGAACTATTCGATAGTGACCCGGTGGCATGGTTTGCCAAGGATTTTGCACCGAAATTCGGTGGTCTTGATAACAAAGACCAGACCACACTTCTGCACGGCATGTATGCCGCTTTCAACACGGCGCAGGGTTCGCGCGCCGCTGCGGATTCGGCCTATAACTTCAACATGATAATGCGGATTGTGCAGGCGGCGGAAAATCAACCGGCACTTTCCGCACTTGCTGGTGGGTTTAACACGACTCCGATAGGCAGCCGCACGGCCGCCGGCTCTGCCACCAACGCCATTCTGGTTACGGTGGGAGATTCTATTATGAATCCCTTGCAGTCTTTTTTGACCGGATACACCAAGGCGATTAATTCGGTGAACAGGGCGGCGCAGAAACATCCACTTGAAACGGACGTAACAATTGCTGGCGGGGTTGGTGCTGCTTTTTATGGTCTGTTAAAATTATGGGGACAGACGAAATTTCCATTTTCCGACAGCGCACGAGGCGCGGCTACCTGGACTGAATCCACTGCATTGGCGGGGTGGAAAAAGCTAAACGATAGCATTAAATTTGTGGAGCGTTTGGCCGGCGGTTCTAAAGATGCTGATTTTATTGGCACTGAAACGGCCAGTAAAGCCCTGGGGCCGGCATCATTAGCGGTGGCGATTGCTGCGGCTCTGCATGAAATGCAATCAAAAGATTTCAAACGTGGGTTGGATGCTTTGGCTGGCGGTGACGCCGCGGTTGTGCCGGTTTCTGACGCCCCGCTGGTACAAGCCATTGAACGGCAAACTGAGAAATTGGTGCGGGCAATCACGGGATCGGCTGCACCATCTACGATGCCGACAGGGCCGGCACAGCCGCCGGCATCGGCACAGATGCCTAATCCGGGGAGGGCGTTGCGGCCATGAGTGGGATTCTTGATGCTATTACAGCCGCCGGGCAATTGTTCGGTGGATATGGGGTTGTCACGCTCGGGCCGGTGCAGCTTACCGGCTCGATGCTGCCGGCGAGTATCAGCATCGGCGGCAGCCAGGCGCTCACCGTGCATAAATTACCCGGCGGCGCGCGCATCATTGACGCGATGGGGCAGGACGATTCCATCATCGGGTGGAACGCGTTGCTGGACACGGCTGAAGCCAGTACCACGGCGCGGTTGCTGGATAAGGTGCGGCGCAGCGGCGTTGCCATTACGCTGGCGTGGGATGTGTATTCCTACCAAGTGATCTTGAGCAAGTTCATCTGCGAGACGCGGCTGGTGCCGCCGATGAAGTATAGCATTGAACTGACGGTGAAGAATGATTCCACTTTGGTTGCCGGAATCACGCCGACATCCATGGCGCTGCAACTAGCCGGCGACCTAACGAGCGGAAACGTTCTTGGTGTGCTTTCCACCGTGAGCCAGGGGCTTGTGGGAAATACCGTAGGGGCGGCGCAGACGGCATCGGCGGCGACGGGTGCCACGACATACGGCACGGCCGCCTACAACGCCGCCGTGGGTGCTGTGGCGACCGCGCAGACGGCAATTGAAGGCGCCGTGACCTATGCGAATGGCGCGCTGGCGCCATTGGGTACGAATATTGGTGCGGTGAGCGCCGCGGCGCCGGCGGCGCTTGATGTCGTAAGTCTGGATGGACAATTCACGCAGGCCGTGACCGCGGCGGGTGATCTTGCCAACCTTTCGGCGGCGCAGGGTTATGTGGCGCGGGCCGCACAAAATTTGGGAAGGGCAAGTGCATGAGGGGTGAAATTTCATATTGGCTGCCGGGTGGGTTGCGTGTTGTTTATTCGGGTAGCCCCAAACCGCTATGGCGTTGGCTATGGATGACATTACCATCGTATTTCTACGCATGGCAGCTTTGGATTGCTGTTTTTTATATATTGGCCTCTCAAAGACTGGCAGAAAAGGTTGCGCACCATGAGCCAAAAGATAACGGTGACGGGGACGGATTGTTTTGCTCTTGCTGCCCAAAACCTGAGTGACGCCACGCAATTTTACCGCATTATGGTGGAGAATGATTTGACGGACCCGGAAATTACCGGCGCCCCCGTCACTATCATCATTCCTGACCAAGTGGCGGAATCTACCGGCGGCGTGCCTGGACAATAACCATGAAACGGAGACTGGCGCGTGAGTGGAACGGTAAATTCGCCGCGCTACCGGCTGACAATGAATGGCACGGCGCTGGATGGGGTGACGAAACTGAATGTGACACTGGCCAACACGTTCCAGATCGCCAAGTTCTCCCTCACAAAGGCGTTTGCGCAGAACGATGCGTTCCCCGCGGCGTGGTGGGCGGGGACGGCGAATAAGACTATGCTGGTGATTATTGAACTCAGCACGGACGGGCAGACCTATACGGAGGTGCTGCGCGGGAATGTGGACAGCCACCGCCTGGACCTTGTGGATAATAGCGTGAGCGTGGCGGGGCGTGACCTGGCCGCATTGTTTACCGACACTCGCACCGTGGCGACGTACCGCAACCAGACGCCCAGCGAGATTGCGCAGACATTGGCCAGCGACCACGGGCTGCAATGCGTCGTTGACGCCGCGCCCAGCACCGTGTTTGCCGGCCGCATTTATGACCAGGACCACGACAAAATTGCCAACGGGGATTTTTCCGACGCGACGAATGAATGGGATTTGCTATGCCGCCTGGGGGCGAGCATCGGGATAATTCCGTACATGCAGGCCGGCACGCTTTATTTTCAATCCCCGTTGGCCAGTCCGCCAATTTATCAGGTGACGTTCACGCGCGATGAGGCGGGCGTGGCAGCCAATGTCAACGGCATTACCTTCGAGCGTCACATGACCGCAGCGCGTGACGTGGTGGTGACGGTGCAGAGCTGGAACAGCCGGAAGAAAAAATTGTTTTCCTCAACGGTGCGCAGCACCACCAAAACGCCGAGCACGGATTCCACGCTGAAGCCTTCAAAGTTTATTTTTCGGCCGGCAAATTTGAACCAAGCGCAATGTCTGGCGTTGGCGCAGCAAAAGGCGGCGGAGATTTCCACGCATGAGCGCAATATATCCGTGCGGGCGCCCAGCATTGTGATGCTGACGCCGCAGCATGTGGTGAGCGTGGCGGGCACCGGGACGGATTATGACATGACCTATTACCCTCAGACGATTACCTATGATCTTAGTTTTGAGGGTGGTGGAACGACGAACATCATGGCGAAATTCTCATCTCCGGCCTATCTCTATGACAATGATTCTGGCGAACAGATTGGGGAAAGTGCATGAGCCTTACGGGCGCCCAACGCAACGAGGTAATTGCGCTTATCGGTCAGTATGGCGCGAACCGGCGCGGGCTGGTGTTGAGCTATCAGCCGCAGCCGCCGATGGCCAAGGTGCTTTTGCAGCCGGAGAACATTGAAACGGGCTGGTTGCCGGTGCTCTCTCCATGGGTGGGGAACGGCTGGGGGATGGTGGTGCCGCTGGCGCCGAATGACCAGGTGCTTTTGGTGTGCGAGGATGCGGACGGCGCAAATTATGCGATCAAGGGCCGGTATTATTCGGACGTGGATGTGACGCCTGGAACGCAACCCGTGGCGGGAGAGTGTTTCATGCAATCAGAATCCGGCGCGCAGCTTTACTTCAAGTCAGATGGAACCATTCAGATTGTAGCCGGAACAGTGAATATCACCGGTAATTTGCAGGTGACGGGTGAAGTGTACCGTGGCTATGGTACGGGCGACCAGGTTTCTCTTGGCGGACACAAACATACGCAGCCCAATGATACGCATGGCGACACGGAGCAGCCCACCAACGAACCAACAGCGGGGACATGATGGGAGATATTTCTCACACCTTTGGAAACGATATTGATTTAAGCGCATCGGCTGATTTGCTATATGTGGATGGTACAACGGAAGTTCAGCAACGGATTATCCGCAGGTTGCTGACTGCCGCCGGGGATTATCTGTGGCATCTTGATTATGGCGGATCGCTTGGGCAGTTTGTTGGGCAACCAGCCAACCAAAGCGCAATTGAAAATGTTATTCAAGGACAAATCTACCAAGAAGAAACCGTGGCGCAAGTTCCGCTGGCCAAGGTGAGGACGCATGTTGCCAATGATGGCACCGTGACCGCAAGTATCGTATATGTGGACGCCGCAACCGGCGCCGTGCAAACCCTCTCTTTTCCGCTTGGACAATGACATGCAGCTTTCGCTTTTGAACAAGGACCAAGTGACGGCAAACATGGCCGCCGCCGTTCAAGCCCAGGCTAGCGCGTTTGGGTTCACCATTTCTGTGGCGCCAGGCAGTATTGTTTTGGCGATCCTAGAATCTGTGGCCGGCATGTTTCTATGGCTGCAATGGTTGAACGTTTTGGTTCTGCAAACTGCCAGGTTGACCACCAGTAGCGGCGCGGATGTGGACTCATTTTGCAACGGTGATTTTGGATGCCCGCGATTGCCGGGCACCGCGGCGAGCGGGCCGGTTACGTTTGGCCGATATAGCACCACGAACATCGCTTACATTCCGGTTGGCACGAGTCTGAAAACCACGGATGGCTCGCAGAGCTTTACAGTTCTGGCGGATGCCACGAACGCCGCCTGGGTAGTGCCCAACACCACATATCCAAGCGGCGCATTCATGATTGCGGCCGGGACTGCAAACCTGACATGCACAGCGCAGAATACCATAGTGGGCACGGCAGGCAATGTGCTTGCCAACACCATTGCATTGATCTCCACCGTGATCAACGGCGTGGACACGGTGACAAACGCCGCGGCGTTTACCAATGGTGCGAACGCTGAGACCGATGCAGCCTATAAGATTCGGTTTGGTTTGTTCCTGATCGGGCTGCAAAAAAGCACTATGGCGGCGGTTGAAAGCGCGGTGCTGGCGGTGAGCCAAAATTTGACATGCGCCGTGCTCAACAACTGCCAAGCAATCGGAGGCAGTTTTGCCGCCAGTTATTTTGTGGTGGCGGTTGATGATGGCAGCGGGGCCACGCCGAGCGGCACGATCAATGCTTGCGCCGCAGCGGTGGCGGCCACGCAAGGGCTTGGTGCGATGGGATATGTGGTGCAGGCCACGCCGGTTTTCGCCACTGTCGCGTTAACAATCACATGCGCGACGGCCGCGACAAAGACGGCCACGACACCGCTCGTGCAGGCGGCGATTGCCTCCTATATCGGTGCGCTGCCGGTGGCGACGGTGCCGCCCAGCGGCGCGCCGGCGAACTCCTATCTCTCCTATGGCAAGCTGTTCTCTCTGGCGTTCGGAGCGAGCGCGAATGTGCTGGACGTGACCGCAGCAACTCTGAACGGAGGAACCGCGGATATTGGTGGCGCACCGGGGACGGTGGTTCGCCTTTCAAGCGTGACGGTGAGCTAAATGGTTCCCATACAAGATGTCATCCCAAACGGCCACATTCTGCATCGCTGCGGCGGTTGGCGTTTCAACCGGCAGGACATTGACCATGCCGATGATACGCCCGTGCTGTTGCACCGGGATGTGTTTCTCCCGTTTATGACTCATATTGATGGTCCATTATGCCCGTGCGAGCCGGTTTTTATGCGCGCACAGGATGTGGCTGGTGCTTCCCCTTACCTTGGAGCTTGCAACTGATGGCTACTGGCGATCAAAGCGATTTTGTCGGTAGGCTGCTCAGGCTGTTACCGTTTGGATGGTTTCCGGCGGTAGCGAATAATCTGCAATCGTTGCTGGCGGGGATCGCCAATGCGTTTTCCAGCATCTACGGCTCGATGAAGTTCACGCTGGCGCAGATGCGGGTTAATACCGCAAGCGGCGCGTGGCTTGACTTGGCGAGCAACGATTATTTTGGCGGCATGTTGCCGCGGTTGCAATATGAGCCAGATACGCTTTTCCGGGCGCGAATCCTCTACAATATGACGGCGCCACGTGGAACCTTTGCCGGCATGAATGGGATGCTGACACAGCTTACCGGGTATGTTCCGGTGATTGTGCAGCCAAACAACCCGGTGGTTTGTGGCGGCTTGGCCACGCCGGCAAACCCTGCGGCCGGCGGCGGCAGTTTGGCTTGCTATGATTCGGGCGCGGGTGGTGCTGGCTATATCGGATCGCTCACCATGCCAGGGCAGGTGTTCATTACCGTTGAGCGCCCCACAACGGGTTGGGGAATTTATGGCGGTTTAAATGGCTTGGCCACACCGGCAACGCCGGCCATAGGCGGCGGGTATGGCCTAGCTACGCCGGGTAATGCGAGCGCTGGCGGCGGCTTTTTATGCTTGGCCGATGAGGCTAGTTTGCCTGGATATATCACGGATTCGTTCATTTACGAACAGGTGAATAACTGGATGCCGGCGGGCTTTGTCGGTTGGACTCGAATCACTTAACGAAAGGTTTTCCATGGATCGCATTTTCTTCTATCCCGGCGAATTGTTGCAGGATACGGACCTGCTCAATATGCAAAAAAATGCCATGTTAGGCATGGGCGCCATTCTCGAAATGCTGGTCGGCCAGAATACAGTCGCTTGCGGCTTTACGTGTTCCGCGCTGGGCTCTGGCGTCGTCAGCGGATCGGCATTTGCCGTTTCAATATCGCGTGGATTTTTGACCTCTTATCAAGAAGTTGACCCCAACGCATTCGGCTCAGTTGGAGCGGATGTTTCCCGCACAATCATGAAATGTGGGATTAATCTTTCTGCCGCCAACATTGGCCTAACGAATGCCGCGCCCACCACTGCCGGACAATCTGTGAATTACCTGATTAGTTGCGCCTTCAGTGAAGTTGATGAGGCGGCGGTTGTGTTGCCTTATGTGAACGCCAGCAACCCAAGCGTTCCATGGTCTGGGCAAAGCAATAGCGGGACCGCGCAAAACACAGTTCGGCAACAACAAGTTGTCTTTACATCCACACCCGGATCGCCAGCCACAACCGGCACGCAAACGACGCCGGCGGCGCCGAGCGGGTATTTCCCACTATTTGTGGTGACGATCACCAACGGGCAGACTGCGGTTTCTGGGGGCAATATTTCGACAAGCCCGCTTGCCTTGATTATAACTAACAATTTGATTTCCAACAGTCCCGGTTTGCAGACGTTGCTGGTTTATCAGGGCAATACATCGTTTACCGTGCCACATGGCGTGTATAATTTAAAAATCACCGCCGTTGGTGGTGGCGGCGGGGGTGGATCAACCGTGGCCACGTCTTCTGGACAATATTCTGTTGGTTCTGGTGGTAATGCCGGCGCAACAGGTGTTCGCTTTCTCCAAAGCGTACTCCCTGGTACTGTAATAAGTTGGACTGTTGGCGCTGGCGGCGCCGCAGCATCTAACGGCGGCGCCACAATTGTTTATGAGAACGGCGGTGAGGTTCTTGCTGCAGGTGGCGGCGGTGCAGGCGTTACCAGCATTGCCGCCGCGCCCCCTTTCGTGACAAACCCGTTTTTTTCTGGCGTTGCGAGTGCCCTTTACGGCGCTATCAACATGCAGGGTGGTTGCGGTTCACCGGGATTAGCTATTTCAACCGGCGCCAACAATGCCTTTGGCGGCCCTGGTGGGGCGAGTTCACAGGGGGCGGGGGCCAGCGGCACGGGTGCTGGAGCTTCGGGACAAAACGGCAACAATGCCACGAGCATCGGGTCAGGTGGTGGGGGTGCTGCCGCCGCGCCAAGCCAAAGCGCTGTTTATACCGGGGGTACTGGCGCATCTGGTTGTGTGATCATCGAATACTAATCCGCGCGCCACGGTTTGGCGCATTTCAATGTGAGGTTGTTCATGGATACTGATTCAATCAGCGGCGCGTATTCCGTTGTGAAAAATGATGCTGACAAGAAAATCAGCCAGATCGCCGTGTTTTTCAAGGAGAACTGGAAGCAGGCGGTCATCGGATCGGCGGCCGGCGCGGCGCTGTGGGCGCTGCTTTATTTCGTTAAGTAATGCGCTGGCTTGGGCAGTTGTTTGCTGGGGCGGATGGCAAGGCGGATGAAATGTCCGCCTTGTGCATCGCCGGCGTGCTATCGTTCATCGCGTTAGGCGTTTATGCGGTGGTTTGGAACCACCAAGCGTTTGACCCGATGGGGTATGGCACCGGCCTCGGGGCCGCAATAGGCGCGGCGGCAGCCGGCATGGGTGTGAAGGCGAAATTTGGAGGGTAAGATGCTGGCATTTTTATTGCCTATTCTGAGTAAGGTTGGGCCGTATTTGATTGCGGCCATGCTATTTTTCTCTGCCGGTTCTTACGCCGGATATCGGTGGGAGTTGGGGGCGGCGGATGCGGCCAAGCTCGCGTTGGTGACTCAGCAGAAGAATGATGCCGCGGCGCTGGCACAAGCGAACGCCCAGGCTGCGGCGGCTATGGCGATGGCCCTTGATGCTGACAATGCGGCAGAAGCGGCGATTGCGGCGAGCGCCAAGGCGGGTGCCGCACATGACACGGCACTCACCACCGCGATTGATGCGCAGGCCACACAGCCCGGCCAGGACGGCCCTGTGGCGCCCGTGCTCGCGAAGGCGCTGGAATCTTTGGGAGGCAGCCAATGAGGCGCAGTTTGTACGTGTTGTTTGGGCTGGTTGCTCTGGCTGGGTGCGCAGGTGCGCCGCCGCCGGTAGTGGTGACAAAGATTCAAGTAGAGCGCGTGACCGTGCCGGCTGCGCTTCTGACCGTACCAGATGAACCGGCGGTGCCAGTTGGTGCGACAAAGCAAAGCCAAGTGGCGGATTATATCGTGCGTTTGAAAGGGAATGACGATGTTTGTCATGCGACTTTGGAAGCGATTTCGGCCACGCAAAAATGATGCGTGCAGAGCGTGCGACGGAACAGGTTTGATGCCGTTGCGCAAGGGTATTTTGATGGGGTGCAGCCAAATGGGTTTTGCCATCGGCGTGCGGATTTGGGCGGTGTGCGATGCCTGCGATGGCCGCGGTACGTCGCATAATCCGACTGCCGTGCGACCCGCGCCGTTTCCCACAAGAAAAAAGGAGATTTCATGAGTGATTTTGCGGCGGCGGAAGAGATCGCGCTGGGTTTGGCTAAGCCATTTGAGGGGTTCCGTGCGAATCCATATCCTGACGCGGCTACCGGCGCGGAACCGTGGACTATTGGTTACGGTTCTACGCGCGACATAAATGATATGACGGTGACGGCAACGACCGCGCCAGTCACAGAATCGCAGGCTTGCGAAATGGCGGAGCGCGATATGTATCGCGCTTTCACCGCCATTGCAAGCGCAATCAAGGTGCCTTTGACGGACCATGAGACCGGCGCGATTATGGATTTTGTATACAACGTGGGCGCCGGTAATTTCCGCAATTCCACGCTGCTGCGGCTAATAAATCTTGGGCAGTACGAGTCGGCGGCTCAGGAATTTCAGAAGTGGGGTATGGCGGCCGGCAAGGTGATGGCGGGGCTATTGCGCCGCCGCGCGGCCGAGGCGCAGACTTTCAACACAAAGGATTCCTGAATGATCGGCAGACCGGAGACGACTGACGCTGAGCTTTTGCGCACGCTTGCCGTATTGAGGGGATTCGGCGGCAAGCAGACGGTGGCGGCGAAGGCCCTGGGGATTACCGATGGCGCGATGCACTATAGGATAAAACAGGCCGAGAAGCGCGGTATTGTTCTTGGTGATGAGGTTGTTGAAGATGCCAAAATGTTGGCTAAAATTGATCCTGTAGAGCGGCACGGGCGAATCCACGCGATGCAGACGGTGGCGCGCGATGTGCCGGGGGCGGGGGTGCGGCGGTATCTTTTCACTTGCGCGCAGAACGATACGAAACTGCATGAGGCGTTCTGGCAAAATCTTCTGGCGTTTGCCGCCAATCTGAATGCAGAGATTCATGTGAGCCGGTTTGCCTATGTGAAGACCGGGCTGGGCGAGGGAAGCGACAAGGCCGGATGGACGGCGCGCAATGTTGGCGAGAAGGGAAAGCGGGACCGAACTTGGGATAGCGCGCTAGAACCGCACCTATCAGATGGACGCATACAGGTTGCGCCTGGGCTAGTATGGTGCGGGGAAATGAATATCATTCCGACTGCCGGGAAACCGCTGTCTGGATTGGACTCCTACACCGGCCAGGCCAGCGGAATTTTTCCGCATGTGAAGCTGGCCATGGACAGCATTGCCAGCCCGGCGGGTGAGCCTGCAAAGTTCAATTACACAACCGGCGCGGTGACTCAGCGCAATTATATCCAGCGCAAGGCTGGCCTTATGGCGGAGTTTCACCATTGCTATGGTGCGCTGCTAGTCGAGGTGGATGCGGCCGGAGATTGGTTCGCACGGCAGATAAACGCCAACAGCGAGGGCGAATTTTACGACCTCGATTTGTATGTGTCGGCCGGCGTTGTGACCCGTGGTCACAGGGTTGAAGCGATCACCTGGGGCGATATTCACGATGCCGAGCGGGTGGCGTGGGTGGATGAACTGGCGTTTGGGTTCGGTGGGATGCTGGATTCGCTGGGGCCGCGGTATCAGTTTTTGCATGATGTTCTTCACTTTCGCGGGCGCTCGCACCATGAGATAAAGAATCCTCATGTGATGTTTGCGCGCCATGTGCAAGGGCAGACGGATGTGGCGGCCGAGGTGGCGGCGACGTGCCGGTTCCTCGACCGGGCGCGGCGTCCGTGGTGCGAGACGGTGGTGGTTGACAGCAATCATCACCATCACCTGGCCCGGTGGCTACGCGAGCAGGATGGGCGCGAGGACGTGGTGAACGTGCGGTTCTGGCTGGCGATGAATCTGCGCATTTATGGGATTCTGGCGCGCGGTGACAAGCCTATCTATCTGGCCGAAGCGGTGCGCGAGGTGGCCGGGAATGCGGCGATCAAGGATAAGTTTCTGGCGCCAGACGAAAGCGTGGTGCTGTGCCCTGACGCCGGCGGCGGGATTGAGGCTGGGATGCACGGTGACCACGGGCCGAACGGCGCGCGTGGCAGTGCGCAGAGCCTATCAAAGCTCGGGCGTAAGGCAAACATCGGCCACGCACACTCTGCGCGCATTGTGGACGGGGTTTACCAGGGCGGGACGCATGGCGAACTGAACCCGGATTGGGTGAGCGGACCTGGCAGTTGGAGCCATAGCGAGATTGTGACCTACGCGAATGGCAAGCGGTGCATTGTGACGATGCGGAACGGGAAATGGTGCGCCCGATGAAAGTGAAAGTAAGCTACGGAGAAGTTTCAGTAAAGGGTTGCTCTCCCGCCGAAGCCAATAGCAACGAAATGCAGGCGTGGTGGAGGCCGCTGTATCATGAAATAGCTATAAGGACAGACCTGCCGCCGGCGCAACAAGCGGCGTGCTTGATGCACGAACTTTTGCACGCTATTTTTTCCTTGCATGGACTGAACAATGAGAATCTAACCGAAGAAGAGGTTTGCGGACTTTTAGATGGCCCGCTGACGGCGCTGCTCACTGATAATCCGTGTCTGGTGGGGGTGTTGTACCAAGCTGTGATTCATGGGGCGCCGGTGGTGAAGGGATAGTTTTTGCTCAACGATCTCGCGCAGCGCCGCTGTTGGACTCAGGCGACAAGCGGGCGATCAAAGTAGGTGCGGCCATCCAACTCATGGCCACCCTTATCTGATCCCCGTCCACCAACCTGCTTGAAATTGAACACGCGGCCAAGATCAGCCGACTGCCGACGCAATGACCGCGCCCAATCAAGATTCATCGGCCTAGCGTGCGCGCCACTCTCGCCACCAACAATGATCCAGTCCGGCGCCAATGTGTCGAGGATGACCGGGCCGAGCAGCGGCTCGAAGCTGCCGAAGGTAAACAAAGCCCCCAGCTCCACGCCCGCCGTCCTCAACTTGATGCGGTCACGGTCATAATCGCGCTGGTCGCCAAACGTCGCGCCAAGGGCTGAATTGGGCGGCAACCCACCTGCCTCCCGCGCCATATACACGGCATTCCCAATGCGTTTCGACAAGTAGAGCATAACGAGGTTGGGGCAATGGCGGGCCATGTCAAAAGCATCACGCCTTACCGCCGGATCAACCTCGTTATCCCAAATGTCGCCAAGGCTCAATGAAAACACAAACGCCCTTTTTCCGGCCGCACCGGCTGCCCGATCCCATTTACGGAGCTGCGCCCAGGTGCTCGCGGATGTGCGAACCCGCGCCTCGCCCGCGCCCCATCTTACCCTGCCGTAGCGCGTGTCCATAAGGTTTTCGGCATAGCAATGATCGCACGGCGGACCTACTTTGGTGCAGCCGATCCACGGATTCCATGTGTGATCCGTCCACTCAATTTTACTATTTTCGGCCAATGGGGTGCCTTTCGGGAGTTAGGTGGATTTTTTGAACCAAAGCGGCGACCGGCCAGATTTTGAAACTGGCTCGCCATCGTCGCCACATCCATCGCCACAGCAATCGGGGCACTGCCCAACGTCTGTTTCTAATTCTGGATCATCCCATTGGGGATCGTGACGCCACAACCGGCCTTCAACGCAGCGAAGATCACCCTTCATTTTCAGCCTTTCGGAGGTTAAGTGGACTCAACTAAGTCGTCATCCTGAGTCCAGTCTGCCACGTCCGGCCTTTCGGCGCGGGCATCAATCGGAATAGCGGTCACGTCGCCGCGCAGCCCGGTCACGTCGCCGCGCAGCCCGGTCACGTCGCCGCTCAGCGCGGTCACGTCGCCGCGCAGCCCGGTCACGTTGCCGCTCATCCAGGTCACGTCGCCGCGCAGCCCGGTCACGTCGCCGCTCAGCGCGGTCACGTCGCCGCGCAGCCCGGTCACGTTGCCGCGCAGCCCGGTCACGTTGCCGCTCATCGCGGTCACGTTGCCGCTCATCCA